GTCTTCAGGTTCTTGATGACATCGAATGTGTCAATTTTGTTCAATGTACCCATCCTGGCCTTCGCCTACTTTGGTTGGATCCCCATCTGCCGCGGGCAGCTGAGGTTGTGGTGGTTGGTCGGGCTGTTGGGTCGTCGGACCATCTGGCCCGCCTTCACCATCTGGAGAAAGAATCTCACCCGCATCCTTTTCCTTCTGGATCTGCTGCTTCTCAGCTTCGATCTCTTGATCGTTCTGACGGAGTACAACTTTCTTGACCGTTTGCAGACTGAAGTACTTGCCGACGAAAGGATCGATAGTCTGTAGAACTCCCAACCGATTATTTAAGGCCTCGGTTTCTTTGAGTTCAACGAAGTTATTGTCCTCAGCGAATGTCCACTTGAACTCCGCTTTGATCGCACCCCATTCATCGGTCCGAATAATCTTCTTCAGTACCAGCTGGGTACGGAGCAGATCTTCCATGAAGACCAGGAAGCGTGAACGTAGGAGACTCAGGAACTTCGTGAAGCGGTATTCATCACGTTGGATTTGAGTACCACGACCGAAGTCAAAAGTGCTCGTCTCTTGCGTGAGACGTCCACGAGGAACGTTCAGTGAGCGCCAGAGCTTGTCACGTAGGTACTCGACTTCATCCAGGGTGTCCTGTGAGGACTGACCTTCGAGCGTGGAGATTTCGGTCCCCTTGCCGCCGTCACGACGTGGAAGCCAGTAGTCTTCCATCATCGACACGATGTTGCGACGATCAGCCAACGAACCTGTCTTGGTGTCGTAGGTCATCTTCGTCTGGAACTTAGCCATCATGTTCTTGATGTACTCTTCCGCTCGGTTCTTCTGGAGACCAGACACGTCGATGTAGATCGCGCGGCGCTGTGGAGCGCGGACGACTCGGAAGATGATCATTGCCTCTTCCATCATCTTCAGGTTGTTGTACGGGATGATAGCCTTCTTGAGGTATCCCACGTAGCGACCGAGGTTACGGTCGAACAGACCAGAGTTGATGTAGGCGATGGCATCAGGATGGATCTGGATGCCTTGAACTTGCGTGCCGTGCTGGAACTGCACGACCTGCTGAAGTGGGTGTGTGCGGTGATCCCACGCACGGTAGATGTAGACGTCGCGGACACGAGAGATATCGAACGTGCCGTCCGGACGTGGTTCAGGGACAATTCGAACCTTGCGAATCTTGAGAGGATCAACTACGACGACCTTCTTGATTCCCTTACGCGGAACATTATTGTCGATGATCTTGTGTAGAAACAGACGAGAGTCGACGTACCAGTCGTCAAACCATTGCGTCCCCTTGGAGTCGAAATCGATCAGATCGTAGAGGTAGTCGAACTCTTCCTGAATCTTCTTCTGGATGGAAGATGACAGCTTGGTCTTGTTGTTGAAGTTGATGTCGAATGCCTTCTTATCAGGCACGTCAAACACGAACACTTCATTGCGGATTTCTTGCAGGGCCTCGTCCACTTCTGACGTGGAGGCAAGCTCCCGATAGTTCTGGATGAGTTGAAGTTCATCCGTCGAGAGTGTCGAGAAGTCATACGGGATCGAGATGATGCCTGCACCATCTCGATAGAAACTCTCGGAGACCGCGGCTTCCGATGTAATCTCACGATCGAGATTGAACGTCAGAAGCTTTGTGGTGTCATCCTTTGTGAGATTCAGATTGCCAAAGAGGTCGTTCTTCGCCATGCTATACCTTCGTTTGAGGTCACAGTGTATTTAGAGGGCCTTGCGGCCCACCAAATTACGACGTGACGTCCGAAGACCAGCCGTTGATTGCGAAGTTGACCTGCTGCAGAGCGACCTGGTCGTTCTGGTCGTAACCGAGTGTGACTTCACCAACCTGAGATGGGAACATGCCTTCGACCTGGTACTCACGAACGACGTTCTCGGCGCGGTCTAGAGCCTGGACAAGTGCGCGAGCGTACGAGTTGATTGGGTTAACCATCTGCGGCTGAGCGACGTTGGAACGAAAGCCGAGCAGCATGTCGTGCCACTTCTCGAACACACCACGAGCGAGGAAGTCGTTGTCAAGCAGAACGGATACGTTCCAGTCGTCGAAGACCTTGTCGCCTGGGACCTTGACCTGACGACCCATGTATGGGACATCAACAACGCCGAGATTCGATGAAGGGATCTGAGCTGCGACGCAGGTGAAGGAGATCTTCTCGGATGCCGCGATTGCCGCTGGGACACCAGGTGGGAAGGTCAGGATCACACGGTAGCGGTTCGGACGGTAGCCACCACGTTGGAAATTGGACAAAAAGTCATAAACCGAGGAAATTGCCATTTGAGGTCCTTTTTGATAGGTTGGAAGATGATATCCTAGGACTCAACCTATAATGGAGTATCAAGTCTATTTAAGAAACCAAAAAGAGACCGGGTTTCCCCGGTCTCGAAGTGTTGAAGCTTGTTCTCTTAGAACGTCTGGCCGACCAATTCATCGAACGAGACATCCTGACGGACAGCCACGAAGTTCAGCTGGATCCAGTTGATGCTGTACACCGGCTTGATGAAGAGGTCACCGATGAACTGGCGGTTCATCACGATCTGAGGGGTGTTGTTGGTTTCGTCGCAACGAACTCGGAAGTCGTCGATACCACCACGGCCCTGGTACTCGCGCATGTACGGCTCAACCATGTTCACGAAGCTTGCGCGAGTGAAGCGGTTGTTCTGTTCGAACAGGAAGTACTTGGCAGCGTTGCTGATCGTCTTGCGGAGCAGGATGAACAGGCGGCGGATACCGATCTGACTGAACGCGGAGTTCTTGCCGAGCAGCGTCTTGTCTCCGTACAGGATCGTACCGTCGACGTTGAACGTAACGACTGGGTTAATACCAACCTTATACAGGGCATCACGAGCAGCCTTGTTCGGGTTGAACGCCAGAGTTACGACGTTGCGGATGCGTCCCTTGGTGTAGCCACCTGGGCTGATCCATGGATCGGAGGTGTTGTCGACCAGCGCGCACAGACCAGCGATGTCGGCGTTGAGCGGAACCCAACGGTACTTATCGTTGTATACGTCGTACTGGAACTTCCAACCCGAGTCCATGACCGCGTAGGACGAGCTACGAGCAATGGTGTTGCGAGTCGCGACTGCCGAAACAGTTGCTGCGGACTGCGTCTTGTTCAGTACGTCGCCCAACTTCGGCGAGAAGAATACCAGGATGTCTCGGCGGCGCTCAGCGACATTGTCGATGGCGTGCTGAACGACAGCGGTGTGAGATGCGTCACCGCCAGCATCGCCCAGGAACAGCAGGGAGGCGTCAACCTCTTCAGCGTTCTCGAACATGTTCAGTGCGTCGACCAGCTCGTTCGCGGTGATCGCGGTGGAGTTTGCACCACCCGACAGGTCTCGGCCGTAGTGTGCGCTCAGAACCGAGTAGTTCGATGCAACGCCCAGCTGAACCATCGCAGTACCCCAATCAACACCTGTCAGGGTGTTCATCACGGCAGTTGCGGTCGCACCAGTGCCCGGACCACCGAAAGTGATCGTTGGAGCGGAGGTGTATCCCAAACCCGCGTTGGTGATGGTAACACCAGTGACTGCACCAGCGGTGATGGTCGCTGTACCAGTCGCTGTGACACCACCTGCCGCTGGAGCGGAGAACGTGACCGTTGGAGCGGTTACGTATCCAGTACCACCGGCGCCGATAGTCACGCTATCGATGGTTCCGTCGGTTGGATCAGTCAGACCAGTCGAGACAGGACGCAGAGCGTACACATATGGACTGGTGCGGTTGATGACGTTGACGTAGTAGTTCGGCTCGTTGTTTGGACCCTTGGCGTCAAGCGCCTTGGACACGAACGGATAACGCTCGAGGACAGCACCGACCACACCGGAGAAGAGACCCAGAGAGTCTACAACAACCAGGTGCATTTCGTCGAACGCAGCACCGACCGCTGCTGCGGAGTCGGAAGTTCCCGGTGCGAAGTCGAATTCGTTCTTGTATGCCCAGTTCGTCCAGGTGTTGGCGTCGCATGCCGCAATGGACAGCGAGTTACCGAGGACACCAGGGTAACGAGCGATGAAGTTTGCAGTTGCAGAACCGGACGCAACGACATCGAAGTGCTGGCGGTTCTTGACGAGGACACCGCTTCCGGAGTCGTCTGCGTTGATTGCGTCTTCGTCGACTGCACGAACGACCTTGAGGTCGCCAGTGTATGCGAGGAAGTTGAACGCAGAGAACCAATCGACATAGTTGTCGTCGGTTGGCTTACCGAACTGAGCTTCGAGTTCTGGCGCGTTGGTGATCGTGGTGATTTCTTCTACTGGACCCCAGTGGAAGTTACCAGCGAATGCACCACCAGCCGCGCCTGCCGTACCAACGATGTTGATAAGGTCGATCTCGCGAGTCTCAACGCTCGGGCTTTGCTGAGTGAATACGGACATCTTTTTCTCCTGGAAAGGTTTCACATCTTCCAGTCTATTTAATGAATTGAAAGTCTTGAGCCCGACTTAGAAAGGCTTGTATTCTCCCGGATTCGGCGTGCGCCTCGGGAAGAGCCATGAAGAATCTTGTTCGTCGGGCAAGCCATCATTGACGAATCCGAAGGCGCATGTGAAGTCGTCCTGACCGACGAAGTTGTCGATCATCAGCTTTCGAACGTTCAAGTCGACCATCTCTGAGAAGTATGGCTGCTGGCTGAACCATGCGAAAGATACCAGAGACATCACGATGTCGTCTGTCTTACCGTCCTCAGCTGCGAAGGATGTACCCTTCTTGGCGAAGCAGGACAGCTCAGCGACAGTATCGAAGTCGACCACCTGGAGCTTGTCACCTTCAATCAGAGACTTCAGGGCTGTGCAGCCGAGAGCCTTGGTACGCTTCGACGTCCTGACACCGAAGTCTTGAGATCGACCACCGCCTCGGAGGTCATCAGGCTTCTTGCCTGCGCCTGCTCGAGACATCAGGATGTTCTCGTATTCAAGATCAAGCCACAAGGCGTCAGAGGTCTGCTTACCGATGGAGTTTGTCTCAACGATGACCAGAGCCTCGTTATACTGACGTCCGACACGGTCGGTCATGGATGCCAGCTGGAGGGGGTCGATGTAGTTGTCACGGATCATGACAACCTGCTCGAACGGCATGACGCTGCAATCGACCACGGAGATGACCGAGTAGTCCTTTCCGATACCTTCTGCCACGTCGACAGTTAGGACGTATGAATGCCCTGGGACTGGATCCTTGTAGATGCGATAGTCGCGGTTGCCGCCCAGGAGCTTCATTGGTTCGTCGTATGTCAGAGCGACCAGTTTCGCGCCTGAGATCAGAGTGTCTGAGCTGCCCTGGAACTGCGTCTCGAATTCCTGCTGGAATTGGCGCTCAGACATGTTCTTGAGCTGAGTCTCTTTCCACTTCTCATCGCGCTTCGGGTGCTCCCACCAGAATGCTTCGTCGCGGATGAATTCGTTATTGCCCTTGCGAGCGTCTTCCCAGAGCTTGAAGAAGTGATTCATTCCGTTCGGGGTCGACGTCATGAACAGCTTCGAATTATCTCCTGAGGTGATAACAGGATAGTTACCTGTGTACTTAGTGTACGCGTCCTCAACGAATGCGTACTCGTCCCAGTACAGGATGTTGACGGATCGACCACGAAGCTCACCAGTACCTGTGAAGATTTCGGAGCCGTTGCCGAGGATGATGTTGCCTTTATTCCAGGTCGAGACGCCAGGCTGCAGGAACCACGGAAGGTTCTCGTACATGCCCTTGATGCGCTTCAGGATTTCTGCGGACTGCGCACCCTTCTGCGCCATGATGGCGATTTCGAAAGTCTCGTTGAACAGAGCGTACCAGAGTAGGATTGCTGCAACCGAGATACTCTTCCCTTGTTGGCGTGGCCACTTCCAGAGGACGAATCGATTCTCAACGAGTTTCTTGATTGCGCGGTTCTGGTAATCGAATAGGTCGAACAGTTGGACGCCCTTGTCGAGGGTGACGATCTTGCAATACTTGCGAATGAAGTATTCATAGTCTACAATCAAGCGATCGATCTCATCAGCTTGCTCTTGCGTAAGTTGTAGTACCACTCCGGATCGCTTGATCCGTTCATCGCCATTGTAGCCGTTCCGCTTCTTGAACTGGCGGCTCAAGTTATCAGTGATTGTCATACAGTATCTATTCCGTCTTGAATGATGGTCGAATAGGTGTTACAGTTCATCTAAGGTAGTCATATTCACATCACGCCCGTCTGAATCGAAAGTTATCGGGGCGTCCCTAGTAGAAGCAGCCAGCTGATCAATCCTCACGCGTAAGATGGATTGACCGAACGGGTAGGACGTCGAAAGAACTCTAGCTACCAGAGTCGACGTCCTTGGATCCAGAGCGGATCGACAAAGGCAGCCGATCGTCAGAGACGAAGGTTCAGTTTCAACGGACACGTTGAACGGGAAACTGAACGAGGCTCAGGTACTACAGTACGTTTCTTATTCTGCAAGTGAAAGTTCATATGCAGAAATGTTTCGGAGCTAGTATCGCAGGTGAGAAGTCATGGGAGTGACTTCATTAAGGGAGCCAGTGGAAAGTGTAACCCACCCCTACGGAGCATCACGAATGAAGTAGTTGAAAAGAAGACGAATGGCGAAGGCGCGAAGCGCCTGAGACGTGACCGAAGGTCACTGCTCCTCGACCACTGGTACATCGATGGCTTCAATCACTTCTGCTTCAATGACTAGGTCTGCACGGGCTTTCTTCATTTTCATGTACTCTTCCGTCGAGCCAACGAATACGACATTGTTCGTCGTCTCTTGATTGATTGTAGCAGTCGTCGGCGCTGGGGTTTGCGCTGGCGACTTCTCCTTGTGAATCTTAACCAAGTCGACGTTGAGATCCTGAACGGTCTTGAGGAACGTGGCTGCTGCCACGTACATCTTCGCATCCTGAGATTGGCTCAGAACGTTGAACATGTCGGGAAGAGCCGACATCGCTTGCTCGATCATCTCACGGATGTTGTCTCGTGACTCATTGAAGTCTTGAGCCTGATTCGGATCAACCTTTGGTCGTTCGATCGGCACGAGTGGTTGCGCAGCACCAAGTGTCTGAGCAATGATATCAGTCATCACGAACTTCCTCTACATCGATAATGGTGTGGGGATCAGACTTCCTTACATCAATCGGATTTACGGTGGATGTGTACTTCAAGAACAACGTGTCGTAATCCGATTCACGAAGATTCATGATCGTCTGCTTGATACGACGGCCTTCTCGAACGATTGGGTAGTAGAACGCTTTCGCAGTGAACTCCAGTTGCCAGAAGATGACTCGACGAGAGTCGAGTGAACCTTCGTACTCTACGGACATCGAAGAAGAGTTCAGAGTGATCGGAATGTTCGTCTCAGCCAAGAAGTCTTCTTTGTCGTTGATTGTCAGTGTGAGCTCTGGCGTGAAGTATGGCCAAATCTGCTCCACGATCTTCAATGAATCTTCTAGCTTCTTCGCACCCACGAAGACTGAGAAGTTGATGTCATACGGAACGCGATTGTACATGACAATTTCATCACCCGTCTCATTCTCTTCCGTCCATTGGTGCATCGGATTTAGATGGCGTTCCGGAGCGAAGTTGAATCCCGCAATTTCGAAACCGATCCTTGGGAAGACTATATCGAAGTTGATGCCATCCATATCATCGTCGGATCCGCCCGTCATCGAGTCAACGAACTTCTCCTTCTGTGAGAACACAAGTGGAACCCGAACCATCTTGCCTTCCGTCTCAATCTCGATCTCGTCAAAGATAGACGCGAACGCGACCAAGACCTTCTTGGTTGTCCAGGAGGATGTGTACTCGCGTGGCACGGATCAATCCTTATAGGTTTGCGAACGGATTCTTCTTGTCGAAGAGTACCGACGACTTGATGTCGATGATGTCGTTGTTGCTGATCGAAATCGAATCCTGAACGTTCGGACCTTCGACCTCGATAGCGTCTGGTCCAGGCATTCCAGTACGAACAGTTTCGTGGTTGTACGTGAAGGTCTCACAGACCATCTTGTATGTGAAGTGCTTGCCGAACTGCCAGTCGGGTTGGTTATACCAGACCTGGTTGATCTCCATCAACGTATTGGTGAAGCTCCTATAGGAACGTTCCGCCTGACCGATGAAGATCAAGTCGCCTTCCATTGGACGTAGGAGACCGGTTCCAAGTTCGTCGAACCGCTTCTTGCTGACCAGAATTTCAGAGGTCTGGTTCACGCGGAAGCCAAACTTGCTCATGATGTTTTGTTCGCCGCCGAAGTTACCACCATCGGGCAGGTACGCCTCGATGGGGTAGGCTTTGTCGAACGTCGACTTCGATGGTTCTTTGAGGACACGATCGAATTCGAGGATCTTCCGAGGGATGTAAAGGACGTCCACACCCGCAATTTGGATCATCTCTACGACTAGATCTTCGAACAATCCTTGCTCTTCGACGCCGCGGATTTTGTTGAAATACGGGGATGTGGCCACGATTTTCCTACACGAAGTTAGATTTCCTTAGCGTATTTAACCGCAGCGGAAAAGACGTGATCCTTCAGGCGATCTGTGAGTGCCAGTTCGGAGTAGTCGCAGAGCAGAGGGTGAGTCTTCGCCTCGAGATCCTTGACCGAACCACGGGTCCAACCTTCCTTGATCTTGTATGCCATCCAAAGCTCGTGCGACTCTTCGGGGGTCAGATTCGGATTTTCGAGGTGTGACTTGACTCCAGAGATCGCCGATTGTTTGATCGAGTCTGGAGTGAGTTGCCACGGAAGCTGAGAGAAGTCGCCGACCACTTCACAGATTTGGCGATTCAGTTCATGGCAAAGGCGTGCGATGCGTTCGATTTTTAGATTGTTCATAATCACTCCAGAGTAGGTCAGATTCAGCCCATATAGAAGTCACATGGTAACTGGTAGTCGTTCTTGAGCTCTTCTTCGAGGTCTCGGCAGTCCTGACGACCATCGTTGTAGATCTGCTCGGCGTTGATAGTGACACCACCGGGCAGTTGTGCTCCACCGTATTTAATGAGGTTATCACCCCATTGCTTCTTGAACTGAGCGATGATGTACTTCTTCAGCCAGCGGTCATTGAACGACGAGCCGTTATCATCGGGGTTGATGATTCGGTATGCTTCGATCGCGATCCAGTCACCGACAGTCACATCATTCCAGCTGCTCTGGATTGTGAGACGGTGGTGGTGCCAGTTGAACGATGTACGCTTGCGAGCGTTGAACGTTTGATTGATCGTGCTCAGCCAGCTCTGTGTGATGTAGTAGTCGCCAAGCCCGCCATGAGTCAGACGAGTAGCATTCATCATGTCGGTGAGGAACATCTGGTAGGACAGATTGATTGTCGCGATACCATTTGATCCGTTTCCGTCCAGTGTCAGAAT